TTTTCCACACCGACAAGTTCAGCCCTGTGGTGGACAACACCCGTCAGCCTATCGGCGGGGAAATCCGTGTACGCTTCGACATCATGCGGAAGGACAGCAACTCACCGTTCTCCGATGGCACCATGATGATCGACCGGACGTACTTCAAGCACTGGCTGGCATCACGTGGCGTAGACTACAACAGCTATATGGCCGAGATGATGCAGTACGGTGTGGACATCACACCCAAGTCTAACCGTGGTTCGCTGGGTAAAGACACAGGCGTACGCGCACCTCAGACCTACATTACCCTGTTCGATCTGAAGCACCCGCAGTTGTCGGAGCTACTGGAGAACGCCAGTAGCCCCCTGCTTGTAAGCCCTTAACTATTCGATACCCATAGCATCAGCCAGTTCCTCCATGACGGGGCGATTGGCTTTTGCCGTGGACTTGAGGAACCGTTCCGCTGTGCTCATCTGTGCGTCCTTGAGCGCCTTACGAGAGTTCTTAACAAAGTTGCTAATCTCAAGGCCGGTACCCTTGGCGGCTTTGTTCCACCGCTCGACTTCGTCAATGACACGAGCCATCGCCTCGCGGTCGCCCTTCATGTTGTTCGACATCCCGGCGCGGATGTAATCCAGCCGGAACTTAGCGGCAATGTCGTTGCGGTATGCATCGCTCTGCTTGCCGAGACGGACCATGTTGTTCTGACGGGAAGCCTCAGCCGGGTAGAACCCAAGCAAGCGTGCAAAGATCGTAAACCCAGACACGTTGTCAGCAACCATGCGACCATCGGCGGAGACGATGGCACCCGTGTCGAGGTAGGCCCAAGCGTCACCAACCGACCGGAGTGCAGTGATCGGGGAGTTGCGGAACACATCCCGCAAAGAAGTTTCACCGGGCTTGATACCCGCTGCTTCCAGCGGCATGGACAGGATACCATCCACGAACGAGGTGGTGCCAGCCAACATACCGACCACCGGGCCAGCGAAGTCCATGAGTTCACGTGTGATGTCAGTACCCGGCACACCAGCCGACGTAAGTGGCAAGATGTTACCCATACCGACACGAGAGCTAATCGACACGCCAAGAAGTTGGTCGAGGATACCCTTGTTAATAATCTCAGCCGAGCCGGGGAGAATGCTGTCGTAGAGCATCAGCATCTCCTTCTCCACGTTGGCACGGGGGATACCGAAGAACGACAGCAGTGTGTCGAGCAAGTCGCCGATGTCTTCAGCGAACGGCAGACCCGAAACGCCAGCGAGGAGCAGCATCATAGCTAGGTACTGGATGCGCCCACGGGTGTCCATGTTGGCAAGGAGTTCGACGGTGTTGATAACGAACTGCTTGTACTGGAAGGGGTACTGGAGCAGACCAGTGCGCCCAAGCTCAGGACGATCCATCAGACCATAGCGACCCTGCGTGTAGCCGACAGCCGCCTCAGCAAACTTAGTAGCCCGACCAAGCGCGGCGCTCTTCTGGTCCGCTGTTGGCCTACCACCATAGAGGGCAAGCTGCCTCTGGTACTCAAGACGGAACGTGGCAAGTGCTGTGGTGCGGCGGGTAAGTTGTTCAGTGTAGTTGAAGAACGACATCCAGCCGTCCATGAGCTTCTGAGTAGTCGGGTTACGACCACGGGTAGCACCCATAAGGGCCTGCGACTGGGACGCCGCAAGTTCGCCGTCTTCAGCCACCTTGATAAGGAAGTTAATTTCATCGCGGGTTAGGTTGTGCTTACCCGGTTCGAGTTCCTTTAGGTACTTGATATCATTGAGCTTGCGGAAGCTAGTGTCCGCAAGGGCCTTGTTGATCGCCAGTGCGGAAGCAGCGGAGCCGTACCCACCGCCGAAGCCGTTCTGCTTGTTCGTGTATGCCAGATAGGACCACGTGTTGGTGGAGAGGCCGATGACGTTCAGCAAGCCAGAGGCGAAGGAGCCGCCGAGTTGAGCGAGCACTGAGAACGTGCGGAGTTGGGCACCGAAACCCTTACCGAAGATGGCCTCACTGACTTCAACAAGTTCGCCGCCGCTGCGGTTGAGCGTGTCAACCATGCGTATGGCCATTTCACGGTACTTATTCCCGCGACCCATGAGCTTGTACTTCGTACCGTTGATCTCAACGCTACTGAGGCCCTCAGCCGTACTGGTGTTGGTAGAGTAGCGGAACTGTGTGGCGTACTCAGCGTACTCCCGCTCGCGGTCACGGCGCTCGTCAGCCGTTGGCGCTGCTTCTATCCTAGCCTTAAGACGGTCAAGACGATCCCGGCTACCCGTCCACATCCACTGGTTGTGCGGCCTGAATAGGTCATCCACTTTCGGACGGTTTATGTTGTTAGCCACAATGCTAGCGATGAACTCTGAGAACTCAGCCTGAACGCTACGGATGTCGCGGCGGAAGCCGGGGTTAACGTTACGCTCAAGGTTACGACGAGCGGCAGCGTTCTGGTTTGTAGTTCTAGTTACAAGTTTTTCGACAGCCTCAGCAGGAAGCCTAATGCCAAGGTTCTCAATGGCCTTGAGCAGCGTATTGGGGTTAACCGTTATACGCATTTCAGCAGTCTTAGAGACCGCACCAGAGAATGCAACCAGCTTAGCATCGCTCTTTACTGGCTTTCCATCAATATCCTTTAGACCTGTTTCCGTAAACTGAGTTGCAAAAGCCCTGTTTAGTTCTTCCATAACACGGTCGGCTTCAGCCTTGGTGTCAAACTCATAGTACGGGAGATGGGCCATAGACTCCCTGCCAAGGGAGATCGTATTACCTTCCCCGTCTACAACAGCAACCTTAACCGCAAACTCACCAGCGCGGTCGAGTGGGGTGTAGTGCCGGAGGATGGACTGCTTCGCGTATAGCTGTGCATCGCGGGCGGTTGTTGCGTTGAACACCGAGTTTACAATGAGGCTGTTGACCTCAGTCAGGCTACCCAGCTTAAGCTTGTTTAGCGTCGGCAGCTTCTTAATAAAGTCGTCAAACTCAGCCGTACGGAACTGCTCGCTGCCCTCCTTCGGGTTGCCCTCCAGCCAGTCCTTCAGCTTCTGATCACCAAACTCCTTAGACATAACGCGGGCAACTTGGTTCGCGAAGACGTTAGCTTTGGCCGAAGCTTCGTCGTCGAGCTTGATCTGCCCGCTGTCCTTGTCAACCTTGGCGTTCTTCACCGCCAAACTGGTGTAGATACGGCGAGCCTCTTCGATGATCGCGATCTGTGCGTCGTTCGCCTCGGCGTTACGCAGGTAAGAGAACGCCAAGTTCTCGTTGACCTTACCACCTTGGATGACGCTCTGGAGGCGAAGGATTTGCTGTTCGACCAGCGTGTCCACCATCTGCGAATAGAACTTATAGGCAGGGCTATCAGCGGCGACGGTGGCTTTGAACGGGGGCGTCTTATCGCGGAAATTGACACCGTTCTTAAACATCTCAGGCGTAGCTAGGATGCGCTTCTTGTACGCAGCGATGGCTTCAACGTTCCTAACCGGGGTGCCATCCGGGTCGAACCTGTCAGTGTAAACAAGGTCCGGGTCCTTCTGTTCAGGCCCCGGCTTGAAGTTCATATAGAGTTCCAGCATCCGATGGATGAACATCTCTTCGGCCTGAAGAAGTTCAGGATCATCCTTGCCGGTCTTGTGCAAGTCAGGCGCAACTTCCGCGAGCCTGCTGATGACCATGCTACGCAGATGGCTCATGTCGGTGAAGATGCTATTGATCTCCCGCGTGCCATAGTTCTGAACACCAAGGCCCTGCGGCGTGGAGAATGCGTCAAGCACATCCTTAAACAGCGACTTGGTGTTGGTCTTGTTATCGCTAAGGAAACGCCGCGTTTCGGCCAGAAGGTCCTGCCTACCGGTGAAGACACCGTTAGAGAGACTGGCGAGCCAGTTGAAACCCTGCGCCACATTGGCGAACGTGTTAGTTGCAGAGTAGCGACCGACGCGAGCCTGCTCCTCCAGCCGGATCATGTTCTCTGCAAGCTGCGTGGCGCTAGCCGGGGTGCCGTTAAGTTCTCCATAGCGCACGTACTTGCGAAGCTGAGACACGATCTCCCGTGCAAACTCATCACCAAAGGTGACACCGACCTTGTTCAGCGCGTTCTTGATAAAGGTAGTGATGCGTGCCAGCAGGCTGGTGTCGAGATAAGCAGCGTTGTCGGCCAGAACTTCTTCGATAGCTTCCAGCTTTGGGATACCCATCCGCGTCATGTACGCATCAGTAGCGGTACGAACCCGGAAGTCGTTGTCGTATAGACTGTTAAGAAGTTTGTTGACGGACGCCCCATCCGTGATGGAGCGAAGCCCGAAGTGTCCGATGGTCTCGTGGGCCATGACGAACCTAAGCTGCTGCTCAGTCTGGATGTTATCCGAGAACAGGATCACGGTGTCGCCAAAGGAGTAACCAGCGGCATTGACCGTGTCGAAGTCACCCTCAGTACGCGCAGCCTTAGCCGCCTTGTACAGCGTGGGGTTTGAACTCTTAAGTTCTTTCAGGTTGCGGAACACGTGGGTCTTAGGTGCAATGCGCAGCTTCGACTTGATGGTGTTGAGCAGCAGTTTTACCCTACCGACTTCCATCGGGTTAGCGATGGGCGTGCCGTCTACACGGAAGTGGCTCCCTCCTCGGGGGGCTTTGCCGTCAAATGCCGCTACGGCTTTCCGCAATGTCTCCGGCATCGTCTCTGCGATGTCACGTTGCTCTTCTGTTAGTGCCGCGACATCAGCAGCGAAAGCTGTGTCGGGGGTGAAATAGCCATCTTTGTCGATCTGTACAACAAGACCAGTAAGGGTCCTTTTATAGAACGAACCAACGTAGCGCTTATTTTTTTCACTATCGCTAGTCAGTTCACGCGTAAGCAAATTCGGGTCGTACCGCATCAAGTCGGTGGCCCGCTCGCTAAGCGATTTCCGCGTTTCGGTGCGTTCCGTATTGTCGGAGATCGGGTCCTTGGCATCAATCAGAGCATTGAGGTCGTCAAGGAACGTCGTTAGAACGAACTCACTACCACCGGCTGCGGGTTCTGCTGCGGCAGGCTTTGCTGCGGCAGGCTCTGCTGCTGGTTTAGGTTCGCTCTTTACTGTGGTACCACTTTTATCAGACTGCTTCTGGTCGGGAAACGTCTCAGCGTTTTTAGGCGCTCCCCCCGTCTTTTTCTCGGAGGGCTTTGGCGTAGTGGATGCAGCAGGAGCAGGAGCAGCAGTTTTACTCACCTTGACCGACGCGATAGTCGGCGCACCGGGCACCAGTGACTGAAGGTACTTTACAAGATTGGTGTAGCTCTTTGCTTTGCGAACGTCTTTTATAAACTCATCTATTGTATTATCGTAGCGTTCGTCACCAAGAACCTTATCCTGCTGCGTTTTGCTAAGCCCGTTAAACCATGACAGGACTTTACGCTTGCCGTTGTTTGCAATTTCATTCTTGCCGTCAGCGGCAGTGATATCTAGTTTAACGGCAGGGCTAGGGGGCGGCAGGCCGTCGTTGAGCGGGCCAAGGGATGGAATCCCACTTAGGTCGGGCTGCGAGACGCCGCGCTTGAGCTGCGCCTGCCGGTTGAGCTGCGCCTGCTCTGCGAGCGCGCCCTGATCTGCGGCCTGCATACGCGCGCGAAGCGCCATAACACCGCGTGAGATGTTAGGGTCGTTGAAGCGGGGATCGGCGGGGGCAGGGTTCGATGGGCCGAACTCTTCGTCAGGGCGGTTGGGCGGCGCAGCATCACGCCTAGGAGCCGGGAGTGCAAGGCGCGAAGGCGGAGCCGAGAACTCGGCGTCGGGAACAGTAGGAGCAGTAGGAGCAGCAGGATTGAAGCCAAAAAGCTGCGCCTCACCCTTAGGCGAGACAATGAAGTCAGACCGATCACGACCAGAAATCTCTACCCCACCCTCAGGCGAGACAGTGAAGTTGGCCGGAGGCCCAATCTTCAATCTGCCCTGAGGGTTGGGGAACGGCGACGTTGGACCTTGCGCAAAGTCTGGCACCTCTGGGAACAGAGACGCATTAAGCATGAGGTCGTTCGGCTGTGCAGCCTGAGTGCGGTCACCCGCGATACCCATACGCTGAAGCTGCATCTCCAGTTCAGTCTGAGCCTGCCGCATGGCATTAAGTTGCGGCTCCGTTGCACCACTGGTCTTGACCTCGGTGCCGTCGGGGAGGCGCTTGGTGACAGCCAATCCATCACGGATGGCACGGCGAACCTGTTCAAGCTGACGCTCAAGCACGGGACGCTGGCTAGCCGGAGCAGCAACAGGTTCAGCAAAGCCGGGACCCTGCATCCCCATAGGTGCCTGCTGGATCGGAGCACCGGGGAACAACTCACCCTGTGTCGGCTGTTCTTCACCCTTCTGCGTCTGCTGACCCTGTTCCGTATCCTTGTTAATATCGCGACTGGGATTGAGCAGGTCAGTGGGGGCAAAGGCGCTGACACCACCGAGAGCGCCGCCCATCAGGGCACCAGCGGCAAACGAGTTAATAATCCGGTTAGCGATCTCCGGGTCGTTCCAGTTCGTCAGCGGGTTGGCAGCGAGGACAAAGCCTTCCTGACCGACTTCAGTGGCACCTTCAAGCGCAGCCTGCTGGCCACCCTTAGCGATAATGGATCGTGCGCGGTCCACCCAAGTCTTTGTCTTAGCAAGGTTCTTAGTCTTACCAAAGGCTTCACTGGCAATGCGCCCAAATAGGGTAGCTTCAGGCAGGGACTCAAGAGCCGCATACGGCACAGCCGCTGCGGCAATACCCATCCGGTTAAGCTGATCAGGGGATAGGCCAGACGAAAGCTGCTCAGCGGTAACATCACCAATACCAGTGAGGTAAGAGCTACCGACGTTAGCAATAAGACCACCAGTGAAGGCACCTGCATAGCGCAGGGTCTTGAGAGCGGCCACACCTTCTGGTGTCGCCCGCAACGCGGCAACAACCTCAGCCTTGGGAGCAGCCTTGATAGCGGCCTGACGCGCAACACCTTCAGCCGCTTCCTTACCGGCGGTCTTAAGAGCCTGCTTCTCGTAGGTTACTACGGCAGCTTTGAGCGCATCCTTAATAGCATCTTTACCGAAGAAGCCAGCGATAGCGCCAGCCGTGGCAGAAGCAGGAGCAGCGGGACCACCGACCGAAGCGCCAGCGGCGGCACCAATAGCCGTGGCAGCGAGTGTTTCGATGATAGACGGACCAAGCTGACCAATAGTGCTAGCGATCCAGTCCACCACATCAACCGTGGGGTCCTTACCGATGTCGGTGAACCCGACACTGTACGGCGAGAGTTCCTGCTGACGACGCTGGCTGGCGTCCATGAGAGCCTTGCCGGGTTCTTCCAGTCCAGCGAAGCGAGCGGTAGCGCCAAGCAGTTCGCCAGAACTAGCGAGGCCACTCTCAAACGACTTACCCATACGGGTCATAAGGTCGGGGTCAGCGATCTTCTGGATCATAGACCCAAACTGGCCGGTATCCACCTGCGCCCAGTCGCCAGCGGGGGCTTCGTACGGGACAGAGAAGTCAGCCGTAGTAGCAGCCTCAAGCAGACCGGCCTCGTCACGAGCACTGATCTCTCGACCACCGATGAAGTACGCATTCTTAGACCCGCTGTAGAGCGGGCCTTGCGTACCACGGGGCTGAGCCTGCTGCGGTGGGCGCAGCCCACCGATCATCTGATCATAGCGCGACTTGGCTACAGCCAGTGGATCAGGAGTAGGGCCGGAGGGAACGAAGGACGGAGTAAAATTAATGTCGAACTGCGCCATAACCGTTCCTTACCTGAGACCAGCAGCCGGGTTGATGAACTGCGGCCTGTACTGCGTCATACCATTAGCACCTTCTTCCGGTTGAACTAAGACAATCGGGAGGCCGCTCAGCGGGTCCTTAGGTGTATAGGTTATAGAGCCGTCATCGCCAACTTTTGTATCGTACGTCTGTTCGCCGACACCTTTATCAGCAAGTGCTTTCTGAATGTCCGCGTAGCTCTGGAACGATATCTTCTCCAACTCCCGCTGGAACTCCAGATTGCTAGCAGCCGAAGCCGCTTGGTCCGCAATCTGTCTAGCACGGATATCTTCCGACAACGTACCCATAAAGAAGCTAACGAACTCCTGCTTAGTCATCTCAGCAGGCTTACCGCTCTGGTCCGTGAAGTACGTAATACCACCGCCTTCGGTGGGGAGGGCCATGCGGAGCTTACCGTTAGGCATACCTTCAAGGTTGACACCACCAAAGCCGTAAGCCTCCAGCATGGACAGCATACGAGACGGGTTGTTGCCTACGGTGAACTCACGTTCCGCGATCACTGCCTGATTAGAAAGCAGTTCCGTTTCGTTGCTGTTCAGAAGCCCCTGTGCGTTCGCCTGCAAGGTATCCATCATCTGGCGCTGGGTAGTCACAGCGTCACTAGCTTCCTGAAGCAGAGCATCCGCCTTGTTGATAAGACTTTGGGCGTAGCCGGTATTACCAGCGGTGGTTGCAGACTGCGCCTGCTGCATCAGAGCATCGTACTGCTGCACACGAAGCTGATCGTTACGTGCAGCGTCAGCCTGCAAGTTGCCGACTTCCCTATTAAACATATTAATAATAAGGTTACGGTTGTCCATTATACCGGTGTTGCGGTAGTCGAGGTCAGCGTCTGAGAGCTTAGCCCGTGCCTGCGGATTAGTCAGTAGCGAGACAGGCGACATATCGGCGGGTTCGCCGCCCTCCAGCGGAGGAGTAAGACCTACGGCAGTCTCGTACCCGCTACGCTCAGCAGGTGTAAGGTCAGCAGGTTCTACAGCAGTAGGAGCAGCCTCCGCAGCAGGTTCCGCAGCAGCAGGAACAGCCCCCGGCCTATAGTAAAGCTCATTAAGCTCGCTAGGCTTCATCGTTGCCCAGTTATAGGCGTCAACAAACGGCTTCTTAAAGACGTTTTCTACTACGTTCTTAAAGTCGCCGGGTGCATTATAGAGGGCGTTACCCACACCAGCGGCTCCCGCTGCCAGTGGAGATGCATCTGGACCGGGGTTGAAAACATCAACGTTAGGGTAGTAATCCGCAAACCCGATAGGGATTTTATCCGCAGGAACTACACCAGCAGCGGGAGCAGCAGGAGTGCCGCCGGAGGGCACTATTGGTGTCCTGCCGTAGTATGGGCTGTCGGAGGGAGGAGTAAGACCCGCAGGCACAGGCGCAGCGTCGTAGAGGGGCAGGGAGACCTGACCGTCCCTTACCGGATAGTACTGGATGTCTTTCTGCGTGACATCACCACCGGGAGTGCGAATGTCGGTCTTCAAGTTCATAGGGGCAGCGGGAGTGTATGCAGGCCGGAGACCAGCCTTGTACCGCGCAGCCTGATTAGCCGCGTCCATATCCGACTGCACTGCGTTAGCGGCAAGCTGATTAGCTTGCTGTGCGTTCCTAAGCCGGGTGAGGTAATTCGCTGACGCATTTGCAGCACCAGCCTGAGCAGCCCCGAGAGTGTCAATAAGCGCCATCGGTGTTGTCCTTATGTACTGGCCTGAACCTGATCAGTAGGCTTAGCTTTGACAAACGCACCAGCGAACGGTTCAGCAAAGCCAGCAAGTTCAGCAGCCCGCCGTTTGCGCTCAGCATCCGTACCGAAGCTGGAAAGAGCCGTGAGGTAATCAGCATAGCCGGGGCGAAGACCAGCAGCCCGCACAGTAGCATCTGCCTGAGCTTCGGTGCCAGCGAGCATACCCTGCATATAACCAGTACCACGCATAGTGGAACCAGCGACTGCCTGCTTGCGCTGGCGAGACTCTTCACGAGCCGGATCGTAACCACCCTGAGTACCAGCGCTATCGCCTTCGGCGATGACCTGAGCCGACTGAAGCTGAGCCTGACCAGCGAGGTTCTGCGCCATCAGTTCGGGGCTGATGTTCTGCGCGGTGTTCATAGCCTGCGTATAGAGGTCCTGCTGCTGGTCGTACTGTTGCTTAAGTGCTGCCTCAGTAGCCAACGCCTGATCACTTGGTGGAAGGAACTCAGCACCGAGCATACCAATTGCCTGAGGCGCAGCCATAATGGCAGCGTTACCGAGAGCGGCAGTCTCCGCAGCACCGAGGCCCATGAAGCCACCAGCAGCGGGAGCAGCGACACCAGCGGGGGCACCGAGGGTAGCAGCAGTGTAGCTAGGAGCAGACAGCCCTGCACTAACAGCACCGGGGGCAGCGACACCGGGAGCAACAGCACCGGGGACAGTCTGACCAAAGTTTACAAGCCCAGTGCCGACACCACCCGGTGCAAGGAAGGACGTACCACCAGCGCCCCCTGTTACTGCACCGAAAGCGCCGAAGCCCTGAACAGCACCAGCGCCGAGGCCGCCCGTAAGAGCGCCAAGTATAGGGTCGTTGCCCGTCAGATACGCACCAGCGGCACCCAGTGCCGCACCGACACCACCCGCAAGGATCGCTCCGCTAAGACCGGCCATAGCCGAAGCGCCGAAAATAGCGCCAGCAACTGTGGGGGCAAGGAAGGGGACCGCGATGGAGACTGCGATACCCGCAATAGCGGTGAGAGCGTTGCCACCGGCGCCCTTAAATTCATCTTCATGCCGCGCTGCAATGTCAAGCGACGGTTGACAGGCAATTCCGTCAAAACAAATCTCAGGCATCGCCTTGCTCCAGATCGTATCGCATGTGCGTGTACACGGACTTGAACCCCATGCTTTCGGTGGTGCGCTTCATGCCGGGTCCGACCCAGCCTTCGATAGCACGAGCACCGCTCATGTAGGCCCAACCGCGCAGCATACCCCAGTACTTTGTGTACGCCATCTTAAGGCCAGAACCACCTACAGCCAAGATATTTAGCGCAGGAAGCCTAGGATAATTTACAATTTCAAGTGCGAGCGCGAGGGTTACACGCCGGTCAACTGTAAAGTCATGCTTGTCATTTGTAAGGATAAACACGAACGCACGGCCAGCGAAGGCAAGGGCTTTAATATCCTGCACGGCATACTCACCGTGTGACGCTCGTCGGACGCACTTCTCAAACAGAGGCTCCACCTGCGGCCAGTAGCTCTCAAGTAGCTGCGGTGTGCCTAGGAGAAGTGGTTCGAGGTGTTCGGTCAATCCATGTCCTCGCTGTCATCTTCGGGGTCGTTGTTCGGATTGTTATCATACTTCGCGAGCAACTTGTCAAAGAACTCCGTGCCCTTTGCCATGACGACATGGTGCGGGATAACGTACTCACCACCCGAAACGCGGATCGGAATATCGTCAGCGCGACCGGTCTTGTCCCCGGTAGGAGAGCCTGCGGTAACGCCACCGCCTGCGGCGTAGGACCCCGGAACCACAACGGAACCACCATCGGCCATCATCTGGCCCTGCGGCTGCGGCTGCGCCTGCGCCCCCATGCGCTGAACTGCTTCACCAGCAAGGAGGAACGCGAACACAATACCCTGATCGTACTGCTGAGGCAGGTCCTGCTCAGTCGCGAGGCCGCGCTGGATGGCAAGAGTGCGAAGGCGTGGGTAAAGCTGCGGGTTCTGAGCAGCGGCCCTAGCCAACTGGACAGCCATATCAAGCTGCTCCATCGTCAACTGACCAGACTGAAGCGCCTGCATGATGACTTCCTGAAGCTGCTGTAGCACCTCCGGGTTAGCGGTCGCCATGCGCTGCACTTCGCCCTGAAGCTGCTGAGGGTCAAGCGGCGGAGCCTGAGGGAGGTTCATTGCCGGATCAGGCATCTGACCCTGCATCTGCCCCTGCATCTGCATCTGCATCTGGTTAGGATCGACTAAGCCGCCATCGGCAAAGCCCTGCGAGCGGAACGACAGGCGCGGAGCAGAGAAGTTAGGCTGCATACCGAAGCCACCGCCGAAGGACGGAACATTCTCCTGACCGACAAGTGGGGCGGGTGCGGAAGCCGCAGCACCCTGACCAGCCACATAACCCTGACCAACACCAGTGGATGTCATCAGCATGGAGGGGGTATTAACAAGCCGAGCAAGGGCAGGAGAGAGGTCCATCCCACCACTAACGAGGTTACCACGCATCGAAGCGCCGCCCTCGCGAAGTCCACCGGAGAACCTTTTACTACCTTCGGCCATCTTATACACCCTTTAGCTGTTCTATGAGGCCATTCAGTGTCGCACGGATGGCAGCAACATCGTTCGCAAGCGTCTGTACGTCTACGATTAGTTTAACATAATCAGCCTGTGTTGCAACCGCAGTGGACGCAGCAGAGTTAACCGCAATACCAACGCCCGTTGCAGTGACCTGCCGCATGTTTAGCTCAGGCACAGGGTTAAGGCTAACTTGCCCAGCGAGAATTGCACGGCTACCTGACTGCCCGCGTTGCCCGGTGAGAAGCTCCATATTCTGCTTCATCGCGTTGTTAAAGCGATAGAGCCACTCTCTGTTATCAGCAGTGGGCACCGGAGGTAGCGCTGAGAATGCCATTACGAAGTCCTCAACTGCGTGGGTGTCTCACCCAGATGGATAGCCTGAACGCGGGTCGCACCAGAGACGGCGACTTCAAACCTATCGAAACGGTAACCGGTAGGTAAGCGGAACACGCCGCTGTCTGTGAGGGTCGTACTAACGACAAGTTCCTGATCGACCCAAAGGGAGAACGTTACCGGATTACTACCAGCAGGGAGCGGAAGCTCGTACTGCGTAAGAAGATCGCCGTTAACGAGCGTGGTGTTCAACGATCCTAGAACAACCGTGTTCGCGAGCGTGATGGGATCGACGTAATCATGTGGCCCGTTGATCGTATTTAGCGCGATGGTATCGTTATCAGTGTCCTCATAAGCCCAAACAGCAGTGTTATGCGCTACCACTTGCGCGTTATAGGCAACGACTGCCTCGACAGCGGATACGTCAACCGCGTAGTCCGCGACCACTCGTGCCGCGCCAAGGTTGATCCATAGCGGCGTGTCGATCAGCTTCGACTTCCACGACATCTCAGTAAACGGCTGCTCCGGGTGGTCCCACTGGTAAACGGTACCGTCTACGCCGGGAACGTAATAGAACGCGTCGTCGCGAGCGTCGTAGTAGGCTGCGGTAAATTTTGTAGTAGAGGTGGTCAGGTTGCCGCCAGTCTCGCTATCCTGCTCAAAAATGATCGAACCGGAAGTGTAAGACCCGAAGTACTTGTCGGAGAAGAACTCGGACACAAGCTCACTAGGCTGACCCATGAGTTCCCAAGTGTCCCAGTCATGGACAACTTTGGTAATGATGTCGAGACCGGACGCGCCGCCCCAGATCGCTAGCCCACCATGTGTGGGATAGATGGCACCATACCCCATATTGACAACCCCGCGCTTAGACACACAGGGGTAAGGCGCATCGACACGGGTCTGCCCCATATTAGCCGGTTCGTTACCCTGCACAATATACGGGTACTTCTCCGTCATAACCAAGATGGTTTCGGACACCGCCGCAATGGCTACGATTGGTGCATCAAAAATCTGCCGGTAGATAATCGGCCACGCCCACGGCTTGCTTGGTTCAGACAGGCAGAGTTCATTGCCTACGAAGCCAGCGAGGATGTTATTATGGGCGCGGGTAAGCCCGGTCATATCTGGATCAGGCGGGTCGTAGTCGAGCGAAGTCAGCGGGAACACAAGCCCGTAGACGTTATAGTTATCCGTGAAGGTCGTGCTCTCGTAGTAGGTATGGGTCGTACCGCCGGGTTCCGCCACATCGTAATAGACCGTACCAGCGGAGCAAGCAGTCGTAGCCTTGTCGGTGCCGGTGCTTGCGTAGGTCAGCGACTTACCGTCCGTAGAAACGGACAGAACAATCCTATCGGAACCATTGAAGCTGGTGTCTGCGGAACCACCAAAAGCTACAGCAGCCACCTTGAAGTAGTCGTCCACCTCAAGGTTATGAGGCTCAGTGAACGTCAGTGTTGCTACGTTGGTTGCGCGGCTTGCAGACGCGATGGTGCGAGGGAACCAAAGGGTGCGGAGCCGGAGATAGCCGGAGCCAGTCGTGGTCGTAACCGTCCTGTAAAGTCGGATCGCCCGGATATAGTTACTGCCTGCGGGAGCAGAGTTAGGCAAATTACTAACGGTTACAACCTGACCGTCTTTACAAAAGATGTCAGCCGTAGGTTCAGAAGGAATGCTCTCCTCACCCCACGGGGTGTACCACGTGTACACGTAGTTGCGCTGGATTGTGTTACCAGCCAAATTGACGCGACCGTCCGTGTCGGTTGAAGTAGTCGATACAACAGGACCTACGTTATAGTAGGTAAAGGTCGTGCTACTTGTCACCGTAATGACGGTATTAGTTAGGTTAAACGGCGTAGTGTCCGGTGAAGTGTCGTTAAACCCGGATACTGTAACCACAGCACCAGACTTGAGACCGTGCGCTGAACCGAACGTAAGCGTAGCGATACTACCGCTATCCCGCGCGTAAGACGAAACAGTCAGTTGCGAGAAAGTCGCGGCAGACGCAGATGGTTTAGCCGTAGGAAGTGAAAGCCCAAGATCGAAAGACCCAGCCGGGTATGGACCACCGCCAGCGATGGCCTTGTCGTAGTTCGTTACCTTAGGGACACCGTCGCCAGTATAGTAGATGCGCTGCTCTTCGTCGTTAAGCGAAGTAGCCACGGCTACGTCGATGTCACCCGGCCAAGACAACCATTCGATAGCGTCGGTCGTAGGGTTACGCAATGGGTAGATCGTCTTGACCTCACCGCTGCGATAAGTGGTTCCGACTTCTTTCGGCAAGCGATACGGAAGTAGATCACCGGAAAAGAGCCGCACATTGCTTGCTTCTTGCGCAGCAACGTTAGGCAGCAACTGCGGTGCTACCTTGGGTGCAAGGCCAAGAAACTTCTCAATTTTAACTGCGGGCATCTGTGTCCCTTACCAAATGGTAATAATGCAGCGACCAGCGCCACCAGCGCCAGAGTTACCGCTTTCAGACCCACCGCCACCCCCACCGGGGACAGAACCAGCAGTAGCAGCCGCAGTACCTGTATTACCAGCACCACCAGCGCCGCCAAAGAAGCTTGTACCCCCAGCGGCTGTAGCGCCGGTCTCCGTGCCACCGCCACCGCCAGCGCCGCCCCAGAACGCATCGCCCCCCGCGCCGCCAACACCAGAGGTAGTGCCGCCACCACCGCCAGCGCCAGCGAATATAACAGTCGGATACCCGCCTTTTAAGCCCGCTGAACCACCAACGCCGCCGCCCATGTTGCCTGCGGCGGTCACAGTGTCAGAGGTTACGGAACCAGCGCCAAGCATACCGCCGCCGCCACCGCCGGGGACAGTACCGGCGGAACCGCGAGCGCCACCGCCGCCAGCATAAGCCGTGTAAGTCGTAGACCCGTGGACGAACGTAGTGTTGCCGCCGTTATTACCATTACCGGTTACGGTCTTAGCTGCGCCACCGGCACCGATAGTGATCGTAGCAGTTGCGGCAATCGAGGAAAGTGGGAAACTAACGTCGAAGTACCCACCGCCGCCGCCGCCACCGCAAGCATCACCTGACTGATACCGACCGCCTGAGCCGCCACCGCCCCACATCTGGACGCGGATAAACGTACCGGTAGCGGGCTTGGTCCATGAGACAGGACTAGCTGCTACATCATAAGTCGTCGCCGAGAGAACACCGAGCGAACCCTGACTTGCTGCCGTCAACCGACCCTGCGCGTCTACTGTGATCGCGGTGTACTTACCAGCGCCGCCGTAGGAGCCAGCGGTGACAGCCGTGTCTGCAAGCTTATCCGCTGTAATCGCATCGTCCGCGATGTCGCCGGTTTGGATGGGCCGGGCGGGAAGTTCGTTAAGGAGCGCTGCGGTAACACGCAACTCAATACGATCAGCAGCCGAGTAAGCCCGTGCCGTAGTGCCGTCTTGAGCGCGGACGATGGTGAACGTATCCGTAGACACGTTAGTGACCTTAACCACTTCCAGATTGTTAGAAGTGTCGATCAGCGTTGCGTAAAAATAGTTGCCAGAGGCTGTGGTGACAGCCGGGAAACGGGCACCGTGTCCAGTGGCAACGGTCAGCGAGGTAGCGACATTGTTAATGCCACTTGCCAGAGTGCTGTATGCGTTGTTCTTAACCTGTACGGTGCCCATTTAAGGTTCCTTAGCTGATGGTAATCGTCCACGTGATAGTCAGGCTATCACCGGGGGCTTTGTTGATCGCGGAGAAGACCGTGCGGCACATCATGGTACCAGCGGACGAGGCACTAAACACGCCAGCTTCCGTGAGCGCATTTGTGCCCGAAGGGCTTCCAGCGCCGAAGGTACACGCGTACTGGATAGTAGCGGGACTAGCACCAACAGTGCCGCCGGGGGTGGTCAGCGCTACGCGTGCAAGCTCAGTCCCAAGGGTAGTATTTCCAAGAGCAGCAGCGACAGTGCCAGTGCCGACAGCCATGTGCGTCATTTCGGTCGCCGCCGGTGTAGCGCCTTTCAGGCGAGCGGCGATAAAGTTAAGACCGGTCGTCACTACGAGATTATGAATTTCTTTAGTTTCGATAATCTTACCGGTTTCATCACGCAGTACGAACGAAACATCGCCCGTAACTTTCAACTTTTCGTTCAGCACTATACGTCTCCTTACGGTGTTGGTGCGGACTTCCACACATTAGCTGCCGTCGTTATAGCCCATCCAAGTAGGCCAAGTCCACTAATGATAACAAACGTGCCGATCCTAGCGGCAATGCCATCATTAAATTTACGAATTTTACGGAGGAAACGGAAGTCCTCGCGGGCGTCGTCTACGTGCTCTGGTTCATCAAGCCGCAACCCCGCCCGATCAAATTGCTCGCGAAGCACGTTACGAAGCTGCTGAAGTTGTTCGTCCGTAAACTTAGCTTCCACGCTTGCGCCCCTTGATAGTCACAGACGGCAACGCGTCCTTACCAGAAACTTCTGAATGGTTCTCGTCGCTACCGCGCCGAAGGAACAAGAAAGCAAAGAAGGAGGCGAGGGCTACTGCACCCCAGCGGAACGTCGCGCCGAGCACAAGCCCTAGGAAAAGCGCGGCAATAATCCATGTCTCGGTCGATACCCGACCGACCGCAACCTCGGCACATCCGACTGGATTGAACAGGCATTCCATCACTTCTTCCTCACAAGTGGGGGTGCTGGGGTAGCGGTGATCTGGCGTAGGATGAAGATAGCAACCGCGATAGCGATAAGAAGGACCGCGTTGCCGCGCTGGTCAAGCCCGAATGCACTTGTGATAAGCGTCGGATCAACCGCTTCTACGATCCCGAGAAAGGCCACACAGAACGCCAGCAGTCGCGTCTTCCAACCCTCAAGAATAGCCCTCATTTCCGTAGCCCTTTGAAGAATGCCGCGATCAACTGTACCAAACGAGCAAACCAGTTTGAAGCGATTTCGGCGCGTTCCGGCGCGGTATACGTAACTTCTACGGTACTCTGTGTGCCCACAATATCGTGGTCAGCAGCGACCATTCTAAGGGCGACAGCACGGACATCAGCCACGCGTTTACCCCAGCCTCTGCCGAACGTAGCCCACGTACGAAGCGCCTTAAGAAACGCGAGACGGCGGTCGCAATACTGATTGATAAGCGCATCTGGCACACCATCGTTCACTGCTGCTATAGTGACAGGTCCTATCTTACCGTCTTGCGGTACTTTTAGAATTGCCTGCAAAAACTTACTAGCGCGATTGACCCCCGAATTAACGGCAAAATCGAAGACCGCGTAGTCTACACCGGGAGGTAGATCGTCACCGCGCACAGCGTTCCAGTAATGCTTACGATAAATATGTGCGACTACTGCGGTAGATATTTTCTTGAGATCGTTAACCGTGCCGTCTTTATCAATCCATTTACGGTAAACGGCAATTGTAATACCACGATTGGTAGCGCCCCCCGGATCATTGGGGTGGTTCACAAAACCGCCTTCGTGCTTAAGTACTTCCGCTAAAGCGCGGTCGAAGTTGCCGTCCATGCTACACCTTCTTAAATGTACCGTCAGCCTGAGCTACATACTTAAGCCCGCCTCCGGTGGTGTACGTCTGCCCAACATTATACAATTTACCGGTGGAGCTACCCTCAATCGGGGCACTAGAAGAAGAGCCACCGCCGGAAGAGGAACTACCAGAATAGCTGGACACGTTCTTACTAACTGGCTTGACGCCAGCAAGTTGCGATGTTGCGGCTAACGCGGTGTTTGCTGGGGCAACCGGACGCGCTCCGTACGGCATTGGGATCGGGGCCGCAGGTTGGAAGCTAGTGCCGGTCATCCCGCCGAAGCCAGTGAGTTTAGTCGGAGCAGGCGGGGTGGGTTTAATAGGCGCGTACGACAACGGTGCAGACGCAGGGAGAGGTTTTGCTGCGGCGGTATTTACTACGGTTGGCCGTGCATTACGTGGTAGCGGGATCGGAGCCACAGATGTATTTGCTGCGACGGTTGGGCGGGCGGCAAGAGACGGACTGTTCGACGCATAATACGGAACAGCAAACTTGGTTATAGGATTAGTGTTAAGCGGCAACCCCACCGGTTGGGGTTTAAGGCGGTTAGGATCGCCCTCTGTGTAGGGAACCTTAGGGTAGACGTACATGTTACCAATGGAAGGATCACCGGAGTAAACAACCTTAGGGCCGGTGCTCGCAGGGGTGAGTTGTGCAGTAACAGGGACTGATGCGGGGCGCGGGAGGGTCATCCCCGGCAAATAAGGGGTGGCCACAGGTGCAGCAGGCTTAGAAGCGGCAGCGGGTACAGCAGGCGCAACACGGGATGCGTCGGTAAAGCCTATCTGCCTACGCAGAGTGTTCAGACCAGTGTTCGCAAACACTGATGGTTCCGACTGGCCGACCTTTGCTCCGGTAGTCCTGTCAACGATGTTACCACTGCTATCCACAACGTAAGTGGGGCGGCTGACTGATGTGAGAGCGTTCGACGCGGGGGCAGACCCCATCGGAAACGGCTTACCGAGCAGCGCACCAAGTCCACCGATCAGCACATCCTTTGCCGATTGTTCACGGCTGACGTTCATGTCGAGGCCACGCGACATCCTCTTGGCCCGCTCCGGGGAGATATTATTTAGGATCGGGTCTGCTGGGTCGCGGAAGTTAGCCTCAAATGGCACGCGCGGAGTAACCGACATGGCAGCATTGCCGCTGTCCCCTATACCGACATTGGGGTTATAGCGCGGGGAGACGGACACCCCGGCGGGGGCGACACCGGTCACATTACGGTAATTCTGCGAGCCGGGTACCGATACACTGCTGCCGCCCATCGCGGCGGAAAGCGCGTTGATCGTCTGAGGTCCGACAATACCATCTGCCGTCAAGCCATTGGCGTCTTGAAACTTCCTAATAGCAGACTTGGTGCGCGAACCCATAACGCCATCGACCTTACCGGGGTCGAAGCCCATGCTCTTAAGCTGCGTCTGAAGCTGCTGCACGTTATTGGGCGTTGAGTTATAGGCGAGGCGGTTATTTTGCGGAACGCCCGACGCCAGTTCAGCCCATGTGCTAGTTGGTTTACCGCTACCATTATCCCCAAATATTTTTGTTTCTGGTGCGGGAAAACCGAGGGCTGTAAGCGCACTCCACCTAGCAGTTTGCCCCTCTGATATACGCCTGTGGTTTACTTCTTTCTGCCCCGGTACGTCCGTATGGCCGAGTAGCGTATCAGGGCTGGGTGTTAACCCATAGCGGGGCAGCACTTCTTCGACGAAGCCTTTGGTGGCGTCCCGCTGTGCCTGCGTAATGTCAGCATCATCACGGGCAATATACTCAACACCTATATAACTGTTGTTTTGCTTTAGGACATGCTTGCCTCTAGAACCGTCAGGGAGAATTTGGTAAACTTGTCCGTCGCGGTCCATGACGAAGTGGACGCTTACGTTGTTGACTACGCTATCTACCGTAGGCACCCAAGTAAGCTTACCGGTGGTTGGGTCTTTTGCGTAGCCGGTGTGATGGAAGACAAGCCCCTTCACTGCCCCCAGTTGGCCGTTGGCGTTACGGCGTCCCTGCTCTGTGCGGTCAATAATACGAGCCATGACTTATCTCCTAGCTTCTTATCAAGCTATAGCCGGGTCTTCAGGTTCTATATCAACCCATTCGCAAACGTGCTGCACAACGCCATCTACGCGGGCGATGTAATCACTAGCCGACCGTTTACCGGGTGGCGCAGTTGGTACAAGCGGTTTGTATAACCCAATAGCCGAGAGAGCTTCCGCGCTCCACAACTCTTCGATGTTTCGCGAGTGCCATACGCCATCTATTTCCTGCCCCAACCACGGTTCAAACAGGCCGTCGCTTCTTTCACGGTAAAGCATTATGCTCCTCAATCTGCTCGCGGATCACATCCAAAATAAGCTGCTCCTTCTTCTGCTCCCGCACGCTATCGCGTAGCAGAGTTTCGAGCTTCTCCCTGAACTCAAGCATATCTGCGTCATGCGCATGATGCTGGTCAATCTTAGCAATTGCTCTTGTAAAATTGTCGATGTTGATCTGGTACTCCCCGACGCTACTTTGCCGAGCCGTCATGGCCTGCTTGAGAATGTCCAGTTTAAGGATGTCCATATTTTTCTCGTGTTAGGGTAAAAACGCTACACCAAACCCAGTGCCGGTCGGTAATGTTGCTGGGTTAGCGTACTTGGTGCCAAAGCCAGCCGACCACGGGTACGCTGATATAAACGGCGAAGTAGCGTGAGCAACCGCGATATCAGTTCCTGCTGGGTTAAATGCCGCAACGTTCCCATTACCGGTCGGTAGTGTTGCTGGGTTAGCATACTTGGTGCCAAAGCCAGCCGACCACGGGTACACTGATATAAACGGCGTATTAACGTGAGCAACCGCAATGGCGGTTCCTGCTGGGTTAAATGCCGCAACGTTCCCAGTACCGGTCGGTAGTGTTGCTGGGTTAGCATACTTGGTGCCAAAGCCAGCCGACCACGGGTACACTGATATAAACGGCGTAGCATCGTGGATAACCGCGATTTCGGTCCCAGAGTTTTTTGCCGGGGCTGTTGCTTTTGTTGCCGCGCTGAACATCAGTAATTTAATCCTACTGCTTGCCCGTAGGTATTAGTGCCGTCGCAGAAAAACGAAAAAATGTCGAACTTTGCGTTAACTGAAGTAGCGGTTGGGGCGGTACCGCCTGACCATTTGATAGTAGACCCGCCCGTCCAAGACAGTGTGTGAGTACCACCGTAGGCGATGATGATTACGTAACTTTTACCGGCGACCGAGGTCGGCAAAGTGACCGTCAAGTTGCCGGATGATGTGAGCTTCTGAAGCGTGCCGTTAGCAAGATCGACGGTGTAGGCTGTGTTCGACGCTGGCGCAAAAAGTGTTTCGGTGTAGTTGGTTACCGTGGGCGCGGTCAGTGTCTTGGCCGTCAGAGTTTGCGTACCACCAACCGTGACCACGGACGCGGTGTTGGTCCCCGCTGTGGTGACGCGCAGATCACCAGTGCCTACGGTCAGAATGCCGGAGGTGTGGGTGGCAACCCAGTTGCCGTTGGCGAAATCCAGCACGCCGCCTGACGCAAGAAACAGGTCAGACCACTGCAAAGTTGTGGAACCGAGAGCAGCGCCGTCGCTAGTCGGCGGAGTGTAGAGAAGGGTATTGGCGGCACGCTTATTGGTACCACCCTGAACGATCTCAAATTCCGACGAGCCAATGTCGGTGGCTGCTGTTAGCTCTGAGATTTTCAAGTCAGGCATTTAGCTCTCCAGCAGGCGCTTGTCGCCAGTTTCTAGCAGGCGGATTGATCCATCTTCAAGCAGACGGCGGTTACCAATCGACAGTCCATCAACGTTTTCGCTGGTTGTTGCGCTGTCGCTAATTACCACGTTGATGGACTTAGCGATAGTCTCGCCGGTTGCGGCTGTGTCTGTCTGCACCGCGCCAACGGCGCGGACAGCACTGTCCGAAGTCGTGGCCGTGTCGGTGGAGGCTTTACCAACGGCGCTAACAGCCGTGTCGGATGTCGTGGCCGTGTCAGTTCTGGCTGTACTAACGGCGCTGACAGCCGTGTCGGATGTCGTGGCCGTGTCGGTAGAGACTTTGCCAACGGCGCTGACAGCCGTGTCGGATGTCGTGGCCGTGTCGGTAAGAACTTTGTTTACACTTCTAACGAGGGTCTCGCTCGTCGCCGCGATGTCTGTAGAGGCTTTGCCAACGGCGCTAACGGCAGCATCAGAAGTCGTGGCCGTGTCGGTCTGCGCCGTGCCAACGGCGCTAACAGCCGTGTCGGATGTCGTGGCCGTGTCGGTCTGCGCCGTGCCAACGGCGCTAACAGCCGTGTCGGATGTCGTACCGCTGTCGGTAAGAACTTTATCTACGCTTCTAACGAGGGTCTCGCTCGTCGTCGCAACGTCAGTGGAGGCTTTGCCAACGGCGCTAACAGCAGCATCAGAAGTCGTGGCCGTGTCGGTGGAGGCTTTACCAACGGCGCTAACAGCCGTGTCGGATGTCGTGGCCGTATCAGTTCTGGCTGTACTAACGGCGCTGACAGCCGTGTCGGATGTCGTGGCCGTGTCGGTAGAGACTTTATCTACGCTTCTAACGAAGGTCTCGCTCGTCGTCGCGATGTCTGTAGAAACTTTACCAACAGACAGGACAGCACTGTCCGAAGTCGTAGAAGCATCAGTGTCGTCTCTTCCGCGCTCAACCCCGAATAAGTCAGAGGTTGTAACGGTGTCGGAAACAGGGCGAATTAGCTCTCTGTCTATAGTTTCTACGGCGGTGACTTCGTCTTCGCGTACCGCGTCCATGTCGAACACCAGCGTCTCGCTGGTCAGCGCAACGTCAACATAGCGCGGGTGTTCGAGGATCGTGACGCCGATAGTCGGGACGGAAACCGTTGCCACCACGAACGTGGCAGCAATAGCACTTACCGTTGCTTGGACGACGATGCGGCTTACGGACAGCATTAGAAGTCGTCTCGCACCCTAAACTTCAAAACGTCGAACACAGTGTGTGTAGCACCGTCGTAGTCGATTTCAATTTCGCCTTCGTACATACCAGCAGCAAGATCGGTAAGTGCGCCGCCCGAAAAATCAAACGACACGATACCGTTAGCAGCGTCAGTTTTGATACATGAGATGGTCGAAATAAGCGTGGTGCTACCGGCTTGTCGAAACTTTACGTTCACTGCGGTTGTTACCGCAGTGAGGTCCAGCGCAAGATTAGTGCTCTGATCAGTTAGTACCAGTGTAATGTCTGGCTTACTGTCACCAGAGACTAGACGGATCGTATCGACCATGCTGCACCTTATGCCATCGGGTTCATACGGGCTGTGACGCTAGCCCGCGCCACGCCAAGGCTAGCTTTAGCACGACGAGCAGAACATTTATAGACAAACTGACGCGCGTGGTAGTCCGCAAGACCTTTGTCCGTCCACGATTTTTCGGGGAGCGAGAGCAAACGCGACAGCGTGCCGTGGATAATTGCCTGCTCGCAATCATCAAAGACCGTCTTCTCCATGCCGGTGCTATCCGGCGTGGGGCGCAACGCCAGAAACATTTTCAGATCATAGGACTTGCTATCGTCAGGTACAGGAACCACGAGAAAATGATCAGGATCAAACTGCCCAAGAAAACGCGGCTCGGTACGCTGGTTCTGGTCAGGCCACGCTGGGTAGCGTTCATGGATTTGCTCCTGCGTGAGGGGAATAATCTTTTGCCCGTTAAGCGCAGCATGGATCACGCCGACAACCTCAGTATCGTCTGGCGTCTCGTAGTCGTATTCGTAGATGCTTGGGGTAAGCCGGATCGGGTCCTGCTCGTAACGCCATGCGAGCGTCTGCTCGCACATCTCAATCGCGGCTTCGCGCACGTACTGCTCAACAACAGGGCGTGGGCAACCGGGTACGGTTGGCGCGAGACGGCTCTCAAGCGAGGTGTATAGCCGAGTGGTCAACGTACCTTCTCCTGTTCAAGCCCGCCGCTCTCAGTGTCGGTAACCCTGCGCTGTTCCATGTTGATCGCGAGGCCGTCAGCAAATGCCTTCTGGAACATCTGAGCGCGACCGGAGTTCACATGCTCATTGTCAAGGCTCTCAGCGATGAATACCAACCCGTCGAGAACGACAGGATAGTAGGCGTTAGGAAGCAGTTCGATCTCAGTGCCTGCTGCGTAGGTCGGAGGTGACTTTGAATACTCACCGACCAGAACCTGATCAGCGGGAGCCTTCGGATAGATGAAAAACTTATTATTGTTTCGCGTGTGCCGCATCCAATTGACACAGGGACCAGCGGTCTCGTTCATCCAGTCGGGGTAAGTCTGGTCGAGGATTTCGCGGTTCGTTTCGCGAACGGCTTTGCCGCCACTAATACTAAAGACTTCCATGATGCGAAGACTATCAGCAGGTGCGGACTGGATGACCGTACCCGCTGTGCAAGTGATCGGTCCGATGTAGGAGAACAGGTCAGGGCGAAGCACCGCCATCCGCTTCAAAGTCTGGTTGCCAAACTTCAGCAGGTCAGCATCGGAATACCGATACAGGGACGACCGCGTATCCTGCAACAGGATGCGAGCCTCAGCGATGATGTCGCCCAGTGTCATTTAGATATTCTCCAGACCCCTAGACGCATCCGCATTGATATCAGGGAACTCAATCGGCGGCGGCTCTTCGATAACCGCAGGGGTGATGTTCAGCTTTGACCTGCGGGTCTTGATGTCACTCGGAACAAAACGCTCAGGGAAAGCTTGTTCCTCTGTAACGGCTTCAATGTTAGGGTTCTTTGCGATCTCCGTGTTCCACGAGTAGATCGTCCCCTTTGCCTTATGCCTAAGATACTGAGTCATTACTTTTTCTTTCCACCCATAAGACACTTACCAGCGGCCTTGCACTTAGCAGGCGACGGGCACTTGGAGCAGGGCTTAAACGGCTTTGCAGGCATGACAAACTCCTATCGGAAGCGAGATGTTTTCTTTGCTACGGAAGCAGGCTGAGGAACAAACTGTTTCCCCTGCTTCTTACCTTGCCGTTTAGCACGGGTGGTAGCAGCATACTCTGCGGGGCTTAAGGCTTCAATCGCTTTCTCCGGCAGGTAGCGCTCACCTGTCTGAGAAGAAGGCTTACCCGACTTGGTGCCCCACTTCTGGTTAGTCCAGTTGACCAAATCCTTCTGGGGCTTCTTCAATCTTTGTAGCCTCCGCCTGCGGCTTTGTATTTCTTAGCCAGAAGCTGAGCCTTACGAGCAGACCACTGACCAGCGGCGGTGCCCTGCACACTAGCACCTTTAATCTCGTTGAATAACCGACGACGAAGCTCTGGCTTTGTATACACACCGGCCTCATTGACACGGCTTTTCGTCGGGCTTTTCATTACCACTTAACCTGCCTTCCAGTAGTTGCGGGGCATCCGGTTAGCCGCTTGCTGCTGCGCTGTAGCCCATCTAACGTTACCGAGTTCATAGTGCCCCAATGGATCAATCCTATCGAGTGTGTGTCCTTCAGGCCGTGGGCCTAGCAAAGCGTAAAACTCGTCAAACGAAACAAACCTAAACTCAACTGCTGCATAGGTAGGGTGGTGTGCTGAGCCTAACTTGCACCGCTGCTTTGCCTTATAGAAGCTAGCCCGTGCTCTAATACGGTCAGGATCATTCTTTACCCCCGTACCTTTTAGGGGGTGGGATTTTTCTGCAAACCGCGTTTGATTACGGCAGGGCTTACAAAAGAGTGGGGTACCAAGGCGCTCAGCCTTTCTTACGACATCACCCCTCGCTAAGCGTGTCCCCCCACATTGAGGACACGTAGTTTGGACCTTTAGGTTTCCATTCGGCATCGGTAGCTCCTGCGTTCAGAAGAAACATAACACCAATTGGAGCGATTGTCCACTTAACTTTGTCTGCCCAGTACGCAGCGCTCATTTTACCCTTAGCAATGTTACTTGCATGACGGGCCTTAAAGCTTTCGCGACGGTTCTTATACGTTTCACTTTCACCCTGCTTCTCGGGTGAACCGCTGACACCCTGCTGGCCAAAGCGGATCAGCTTAACCTGATCACCTGACTTGGCGAGCACAGCATGGGATTTCTTAGGGTGGCTGGGGGTCCGCTTCGGCTGGTTGTAGCCGGGAAAGGTCTCAGAGCCGCGTTTAATTGTCGCCATTTACGCCTCGTTGTAGAGAACTGTACACTTACAATCGGCTGGGAGAACAACGTATACGCCGTTATTGAAGAGCACACCGGGGTCTGGCATATCCACTTGGTGGATTTGTTTCCCGTGTACGTAAAAACTATAGTACGGCTCAGCGCCGACTGGAGCCGCGTCAAGATCGTAGAACTTTAGTTCTGCATCCCCACCACCAGTGTGGGTTATGAATACCTTACGAAAGTAGGAACGCTTAGTAGTGATCTGCCCAGATGCAGCAAGCTGCACGGCTTTAATATCGGTGTCCATCGCGACCTCCTGAAGGGGAAGAGGGGGCCGAAGCCCCCTCTAAGTTATTACGAGAAGTCCGCGACCAGCGCCCAGAGGCGACAGACGAGATTGCCGGGAACGTAACCGACCAACTTCAAGTCGATGGTATCAGCAGCCGTGTAGTACTTACCAAGGGCATAGGCATACGGCGTACCAGTGATGGCATTCGGGGTGCCAGCGGTCAGGGTCAGGTTGTTACCCGACTGGAACGAGCCGACAGCGTCGGCGGCAACGCCGTCGAGATAGCCATCGGGGTCGGTCCCATCACCAACGTCCAGCGTCAGCGAGGCGGTGCCAGCGCCGGTTACGGCTACGCCAGTGGCCAGAACAAGGGTCTTCGCGTTGAGCGAGATCGCCTCATACACATCGTTGGCAACAAGAGCCGTCAGGCCAGCACCAGCGCGGTAAGCTGCGATTTCAGCAAAGTCCATCGTGCGCTCAAGAAGCGTAATCTTGCCACCAATCGCCATAGAGCGGTCGGCAACGTAGTCAGCAGCATAAGTAGCCATGATTGTTTCTCCAATCGGGATAAGGGGGTAGGGGGCCAAAGCCCCCTACACAATTACGCCAGCGTGATTACGCCGTGGGCAAGAGCTTCCGGCTTGATCGTCTGGAAGCCATAGACCTGAAGACCACGCACGATGTCACCGAAGGTGCTTTCAGCACGGATGGTTTCCATCTCGGTCATCTGAGACGCAAAGGTGAAGCCCATCTTGTGCCCTGCGATGATGTCGAACTTACCCGCAGCGACCGGGAGATTGTGCGACACATACAGAGTAAAGCGGTCAATCATGCCGAGGCGACCGTTACGGAGAACCGAAGTGCTATCGCCGGTCAGCGAAGCGTCCTTCAGGTCCGACTTCTTAATGAAGCCAGCCATCTTGGCCGGGATCACGAGGAAGCGTTCGCCTTCCGGGGTATTGGCTTCGTCCAGCACAGTGCCGAGGTCCACGATATATTCGAGGACGTTGGTCTTGGTGATGGCGATAGGCGAACCAGTGGTGCCGAGGTCGATGTTGTTCGAGATACGACCGGCAGTTGCGCCTTCGTTATCAGCAGACACATCGGTCACGATACCGGCCAGAACAGCCTTGTCGATCTTGATCTTCATACGCTCGGAAGCGTCCTTAGTCCAAGTGTCCATCAGGTTGATGTCGGACTGCACCTTATCAACGTCGTCTTCGATAGCCGCGAAGTACTGACCCTTGTCGATCAGAAGCTGAATTTTCGGCTTGTCGGGGTTCTCGACCGAGAGGGTCTGACCCTTAACATAGTCCTTGATGGTCAGTTCCGGGGTGGTACGGATGTTAACCGTATCGCCCATGTTGCGGATTTCACCTTCGTAGTCGGTGTTGGCAATAGCCGCCAGAACGGTAGCGTCGTAGAAATTCTCGATGAGCTTACCGGACCAGATTTCGGGAATGAAGTTGCCCGCGTAATTCGGACGACCAGAGGAATTAGGATACGCCATGTTTAGTCTCCTTAAGCGTTAGCCACGATGCGATTTTCCTGCTGTGCAGCAAAGATATCGCGTTCAAGACGGTTACGCTCAGCTTCCCGGCCCTTATACTTACCCGCCCGTACGTCATCGAAGAACTTACGAATGTCGTCGGGAGAGTAGGTTTTCTCGGACTTACCCGAAGCAGCAGCGTTGTTAGACCGGCTTTTACCGGGGGCAACTTGCTTTTCGAGTTCGGTAGCCTGCGCAGACCGATTAGGTTGAGCATTAGCGTTGGGCTTGTACTTCCCGGTCTGCTCGACAAACGTACTAAAGAATGCAGCTACACGCGGCGCATTGAGGTTACGCTGTGCCAGTTCCAGATGGGACTGACGCGTCGTGCCCGTCAGCGGATCAGTGTCGAGGAGCCAGTCATGGAACTCCCGGTCATTATTGATCTGCTGCCAGTTAGGCACGTTCGATGCGAGGTTCTGCCAGAACCGATCTTCCTGCGAGATAGCCTGCTGCTGTGCAACCTGCTGAACCTGCGGGACGATCTGAGTGTTCAGGTTCGCCATAATCTGGTTGATAGCATTTTCAATCTGGGAGACCTTGTCCTTGAAAGGACGAAGTTCTTCCTGTGAGACTTTACGCATCACATTGATGCTTTCGCCGTATTCCTCACGTTCAGTATCCGAGACAATATGATCGACTGGCTTCTGCGCCTGTGTCGAGGTCTGGGACTGAGCGGAAAGAGTAGCGAGAAGCTGCTCCAACTGCGTGTTGCGAGCTTGAACTTCGCTCGCCTGCTGCTGCCAACGGGTCTTATCCGCGTTGTACATCCCCTGCAACGTCTTGTAACGGTGCTCGTACGGGTCAAGTTCTGCACCAGTATGCTCGGCAGGTGCAGAGTTAGCTACATTCTGGGCATTGTTGGCTTCGTTAGACGCACTTTCGCTGGTGTCATCCGCCGCGCCGGTCGGCTGGTTAGCCTCCGTTGCGGGTTCATCAACCTGCTCATAGTGGGCCTTAGCAGCCTCAATCTGTTCCTGAACTTGCTTAGGAAGTGCCATTAATTACGCTCCTATCCGGTGTGCGTAGAAGGAGGCTTCCCGCTATTGGGATTTGCCGCCAGATCAGGGGCATCTTGGAGTAGCTTGTTAAGCTCTCCTAGGACTTGGCAGCGCCCCTGCGAGACTGCCGAGTTACCTGAAGCATAAGGAAGTTGCGAAAGTTCTTTAGCCGCCCACTCAGCAATGTACGCGGTCACAATAGGATGACTGCGAGACACCACCGCTAAGGCCCTAATAACTTCCGCTGTCGGCCTCAAGCCGCGCCTCCGTTTGCTCTATTCATCATCACGTTACCATCCATGCCGCCCTTGGGCGAACCGTCCGGTTGTGTAGGAGTTGGTGCTGGAAGCTGCTGTTGCTGGGCGTTAGCCTGTGCATTAGCAGCCCTAAGTACCGCCTTCTCACGTGATGGTATAATATCATCGACTGGCATCTGCAAGCCCTTAACAACTTCGCGCAAGATTGCAGCACGACCGTCAGGCCCGATGATCTCCATGTCGATGGGATTAGCCGTTGCGTTAAGGAACTCAATGCGACGAACGTTCATCGTTTCCTTGTTAGCAAGGTTGATCGCACCGCGCGGCATGATGTCCACATCACCCTTGATGCTTTCATCCTCGTGGTAGCGCATGTTGTATACGTACTGACGCTCTACAATCGGCTTGGTCACATCGAAGTCGATGTGCATCACGACCTGACGAATGCCCTTACCGGCAGAACCCATAAGCATGGATAGACCGGACGAAGTACGACCAGCGCCCTGAACATTCAGATCGCCGTAGAGGTAAGACGGAATACCGGAGTGGTCATCAGCCAGCTTGCTGAACTTCTCATAGACAGCCATCAGCGTGCTGGCGTTGTCGTTAGGCTGGTTGAAGCGCACCGCAGGAGCAGAAGACCCGATAGGATCGTTCGTAACCTGCCAAATCTTCCACGGGTGGATTTGGGTGATATCTTCGTTAGGCGGGATGCGGTCGAGATTGACCTCAACCTGCGGGCCAGACGAGATACCCATGTTGTTGACGAGAGCGCGAGCCGCCGCGTTGCAGATGCTCTGGAGGTCCTCAAGGATTTTGGGGATGCTCTTACCCCAGAACGCGCCGGGAGCCTTGATGAACGACGTTTTGCAATACGGCTTATGCCCGAGGGGATCGTAGTTTAGGACAGCCTTGATGACGTAGTTTCCTACGACCCACACGTTTGCGTCGTATTCGCGGGCCGGATCAGGGATGTCTTCCTCGTCCATGCCCCAGTCAACAAGCATTTTACCGGAGATTTTACCCCAGAACTCAAGCGTATCGAAGATTTCTGTCGGGCGCATTTCCGTGTAATACTTGCGCTCTTCCTGCTCTTTGGTCAGCATCACATCTGAACTGATCCACGACGGGCCACTGTTACCCTCAAGCACAGTACGAATGGCTGCGTCGTCGTACCCCGGCACACCGATTAGATCGGCAAGGGCCATGCGAGTCAGCGGATGGTGCTCGAACAGGTACCCGTCACCTATGTTGGTAATGCCGGGTTCTGGGTAGATGTTGAACGGATCGACGCGCTCGTACTCAGGCCCGATGCGCTCAACAGGAGCGGGCACAGTGCGGCCAGTCTCGTCCTGTTTCCAACCTAGGGAACGCTGGCGACGGACAATCGGCCCTTTGATGAACGCAGCCGGGTGCGTCACAAGATCAGTGATGAACTCGTTAAAAGCTTCAACCCAACCGCCCTGTGCAAACTGGTCCGAGATGACATGCTTCATCCGGTCAACGCGGTTGTAGGCTTCCTGAAGCAGCTTGAAGCGGTAGTCCTGTGAGACAACCTCGCGAAGCAGCATAAGCTGTGCAGGGTCAGGAGCCGCCTGCTGCTGCTCCATGATGTTCATTATCGCGTCCTCGAACTGCGCTTGGATTTCGCGGTCCTGATTGGGCGACAGATCGGGGATAGGAGTGGGCTGGATGTCCCACGGGGGCATACCGGTGTCGAGCAGGATGTCGCGCAGCCAACTCTCAGCCGCGCGACACTTCACTTCAGTGATCATCATAAAGACTTCAGAGCCACCCTGCTGCTGGATGGCCTTGAGCTTACTCGGCTCGTACTCGCCGTTGCGCTGACGCAGCGCCGAGAGCATCTCGGTCTCAATCGGCTTCTTAGCAATACGCGCTGCGTCCCAGCACTCGTGCAGGTAAGCCGTAAGCCCAGTAATGAATGGCTGGTTCTGCCGGTCCTCAAGAGCCTGAGCAGAAGCCTCGCGCTCACGACGAGCAAGCTCGTCGTTGCCAACAACTCGGAGAACAGACAGACCAGCCCCAGCCATTACTTCTTACCCTTAGGCTTAACCATACCACCGCTCTTATAGCCACGGGGCATAGCGGGAACCTGCGGCGTCACCGCCACGCCCGTACCGGGCTTACCGCCCGTCTTCCCGTAGCCCTTCATGTTCTTACTTTTACCCATCATACCCGGCATAGATCAGCCTCCAGTGGTGCAATGATAAGCACCCGGCTAACATAACGCGCAAACAACCAAAAAGAAAGCCCCCGAGGTTAGTCGGGGGCAAGTTAAATCAGGGAGAGTAGAAGCGTCGAAAGGTAGAAACCACCATAACAGCAGCGCTGCGGAATGCAGCACCTTCAACACAGCCACTGTATTACGTCCAGCCGAGGGATGCAACGGGCTTAACGTCGCGGCGACGGTTCCCCATCGCAGCGTCCGACGACCCAGCCGTGATGTGTAGCATCAAGTACTGAAGCGCTTCCGCCACGTGTGAGTGGCTGTTCTTGTCGATGTCCATGTCACCCTTGGGTTTGTAGCGATAGCCCCCCATCATCGCAGCCTTAAGCGCTGTGCAGCCGGGATCGACAAGGAGGGCAGGATCGCCGTCCACCTGACGCATGAGGAAGTCGTCCACGGCGTTGATACGCGCAGCCCGTGAGTTAGTCCGTGCCGGGATAACCTTGAACCCTTCCGCCTTGATGATGTCCACGGCGCTGCGCTCGTCGGTCTGCGCCCGCTGCGTACCAGCAGGATCGGTCACGATCAGGATCGGAGCACCCGGAAACTTCTCACTCAGGAGCGGCCTCAGCATCGTTCGCATGAACCGTTGCACGCCCATGTCGAAGCTCACGCACTCAGCTAAGATAAGCGCCCGCCCGCGTGCGTCCTGCTGTCCGATGACAGCCGCCGGAGTAAGGCCAAGGTCCATACCAATGATAATAGGCCGAGCGCCGTTAGTGATAGGACGGAGAACACCACGAGCCATATGATAGTCAGGCTTAAAATACTTATATACAGGCATACCGTTTGAACTAAGCCCGTACTCTCCGTCGATGTATACACGAACATATTCGTCCGACCGACCCTGCGTATCATAGTACCCCTCTGGTAGGTTCTCCACATTCTCTGCGTATGGGCTGCGGCCTGACGGCTGCTTGAATATATCCCACCCGTTATCGTTGAACGATACACCGTCCTTGGGGTCCAGCTTCTCCAACTGGTAGTACCACCACGTGTCCATCGTCGGCGGGTTGGTGTCACCCCACATCCCGAACCAAGTCGGCCCTCCGTCCTTGCTCGACGGAAAACGTCCAATGCGCTTGGACATGGCGTCCACAATCTCAGGGTGAGTGTCCCGGCACTCGTTGAACCACGCGAACGTCAGTTCGAGGGAGTTGAGGTTAGCTACGTCGTCTGCATCATCCAGAGCACGGAACATAACCTCGCACTCAACATCGCCTACCTTGAATAAATAAGTCTTAGTAGTCTTCATATAGTCCCCGCACACCCCCGGCGGGAACCAGTCCAAGAACGTCTTGATCGTCGTGTCCTGCAACTGACGGGCGGTCTCGCGCACCACAGCCGCACGTGTCTTGCGTATACCCTGTGCGTTGGGAGCCTGCATGGACGCACGCCTGACGATCTCAAAGCAACTTGTCACGCTCTTGCCAGACCCCACTGGCCCCATCAGGACCCGCATCTTGGCGTCACTGGCCATGAACAGCTTCCCCGTAGGGGGAGGTGTGTAACTAATCGTCAGCGCCATTCGTAGCTCCTACCAAGTATTAAAGTCGAACACAGACCACGCGAGTAGAGCAGCGAAAGACAAAACAATAAGCGCACTAAGCAACACTAATGCAACTCGTGCTTGTGGGTTTCAGGCTGGTCACGGCCATCGGCGGCATTATGGACCACAACGTGCAGCCCACCCTGCGTCTCGATGGTCGGATGGCACCAACAGATAAATTTAGAGGTCTCATGGGGATAGATATCAGATATAGGCGCGATGTGCATCAACGGAACCAGCGGATCAGGGTCTCCTGCGGCCAGCATGGCGTCCATTTCGCGCGTATATTCTGGGTAAACCACTCCAGAAAGCTCTGGCATCGCTGAAAACGTAGGCTCGTCAACGACAAGGCCGGGGGCACCACCCTGTTTGGGGGGCTTTGCCGTATCTCCGCTGTCTTCGTCGTCTTCATCGTCATAAACAGCGTCGTGGATGACCCTAGTAAGCGCAGTCAGAGCCTCTGCAATCGTGTTCAGTGCGTTTACCACAGCCTTTGCGGTGTCATCAGACCTGTTTGCCGCTTCCAGCGCCTGTCGAGCCGCAAGAATAGCGATGGTTAGTGCGTCGTCACTCATGTTTCTTCCCCTTTATAGCAGTTGCACGATGTAAAGCGTGCCAAATCTACGTGTTTTGACAACCTTCATACGGTACGGAACGCAATACCGACGTAGAAGGAGTTCCAGTTGCTTGTAGAGTGTAGCAGATGTCAGCCTTACGGCGGAAAATCCATCGTAGTTTTCTGTGAACAGCGCAAGAAGTCGGTCACGCAACTGAGGACGCTTCGCGTTGTTCCAGTTCGAGTTGTGGTGTGATGTCGATCACCCGCTTGTCCTCGTCCTTGCTGCCCAAGTTGATCGTGATCGTCACACCACCAGTGCCACCGGAGGCGTCCTCAGGCCCCCTAGGTTCCAGCCCAGCCCACTTCACCGTGGACTTGATCAGGTCCGCCTTCACGGCGGGGGAAATCTCTGGGTGGTGGATCAGCGCAAAGGACGTTTCCAGAAGCTGCTCAGCCTGTATCCGCGCCTTAAGCTTAAAGCTGAGACCTTTGTGCTTAATGTCGTCGCGGAACCCGTCCACCTTCTTGGTGAAAATCGGGTCCTTGTTGAAGGCTTGCAACTCGAACGGGGTGATGTCGTGCCCGCTAATGATGTCAGGCAGCGTACCACCGCTCCCTTCCAGATGGAGGGCTATGTCTAGTGCAAGTCTATCGGACCATTTGGTGAGGTTCTTAGCCATGCATAAAGCATAGGAGTAAACGCACCAAAAGAAAAGGGGGTGCTGACGAGGGGAGCAGCACCCCCTACCAGCGGGGGAGGAGGAAGGGAACCCCAGCGGCATAAGGAGAGAATAGAGGAAGCGGCTGCGGTGCGCAAGGGGGTGAAACGGGGGGATGGGAAGCGGCTGCGGCGCGTAAGTTGCGTGTTAAGTAAGTTAACACGACTGAAAAGTAGACCGCAATTTTAAAATGTTAAGTAAGTTAACACGACTGAAAAGTAGGTCGTGGTTTAAGCGGTTTACCAATATACGCGGGGGGCTTCCGTTGCTCTGTCCATGTACCCCCC